TTCCTCAAGAATTTATTTATAATTTAAGAGTAATATTAGTTATTACTGCTTCTGAAGGTATTAGAACTACTACAAATTATAAAAATACAGTACCACAGTTTAAATATATTTTAGAAGACAAAGGTAATAATAACTATAATTTAATTATTCATTATTCTAATTATCCTACTTCTGTGGATAGTACATTTAAAATTATTCTTATAAATCCGCGAGAGCAATATGAGTTACGAACAAGAAAATCATAAAATACGAAAAATTTGGGAGCAATCTCAAAAGAACGCAAATGACCTCAATCAGAAACAGAATCGAGGTTTTATTTTGCCAGGAAATTCTAATATAATTATTCCTAAATTAATTCAAAGTCAACCTTGGCAAACAGTTATTCCTTATTATCTTGAAACTTCTGGTGCTAATATATTACATCCTTTTGATGGACAATTGACTTGTATATGGAATTATGAAGGAAAATTTGAATTTGATTCTGAATTAATTGAATTTAACATAAATGGACTTATTAAACGAGTAATTGCAACGCCTCCATTACTATATCCTACGCATGTAGAAGGTAGAGTAGATAGAGTTATTGATTTACCTACAGAAGGAATTAATGATGGAGATATTTATGAAGTAACTAGTGATGACGACCCTTATAACAATGGTTATTATACTTGGATAGAATTTGAAGAAAGATGGGACGGTCCTAGTTCAGCAATATATGGGAATCCTACCTGGACCTGGGATACTGAAATAAGTAATTTAATTACTTATGATGGTTCTTATACAATTAAAGCTAGACCTTTTACTGGTCGTTGGGGAAAATATGGTCCAAGTATTACTTTTTCTACCTATCCAGAATATCCTCCGCCTCCACAACCAAGTTCATTTTTATTAGCGAATTTTCAAGGAAATGCTTCTATAGTACATTATGATGGTCCTAGAAATTGGAGCGGTAGTCATGCTTGGTATCGACATGATAAATGGTATCCTTTACCTCCTCCAGGTCATTGGGGAGGAGATATATATCATCCACAATATTGTACTTTTCCTTCTGCGTGCCCAGGTGCTTGGTTTCGTACAGACCCCAATAAATGTGAAACTACCTTAATTCAAGGTCAAATAGAAAAAGACTGCGATGCTAGCGTAGGACCATATGTAGATGAATGGGTATACGCTTCTATGGGAGGAGGATTTTATCTTTCAGATAAATTATATGCAGGTATGGGATTTTTTGTTGAGGGACTACATATAGGACCTAGTGCACGATTTAAAGTAATGGTTAGTTCGGACTGTTTTGTAGCAGTTGAAGTTTTTCAACAAGGACGTTATGGAATGTCTTCCATATTTTACTGCGAAGGAGGCGGGTCATATGAAAGTGGCTGGCAACCGTTTTTAGATGACCCATTTGCTTCAGGAGACTGCAAGACAAATATAAGTATAACGGGTCCTGGAACAGTTAGTTATATTAAAGTTATAACTAGTGGAATAACTGAAATGGATTATGATGGCATTGTTTTTACTAATTAGGAGAAATAATGGACAGTCCATTAAATTATAATACTATATTAGATATAACTACAAAAGAAGAATATCTTCCTTTTGTTCGCGTAGCAGTTTTAGTAAAAAGACCACAAACAGATATACTACAAACTTACGGATTAAATACAGGTCATGGAGAATATGAAGAATACAACGAATTTGCTTCTAATTATTATTCTATTGCATTTAAACATTTATCTACAAACGCAAATAATAATATAAAAACTTATAGAATATATATTAGTTTAAGTTTTTATGTACATACAGATGATTCTAAGGCAGGATATGGGAATCCATTAGATATTACTGCAAATTTTTATTATTTAAACGAAAAAGGAAGTTATGAAATACGTAAACTCTCAATATAAAATTAGAGAAGCATCACTTATTAATTCTTCTACAAATCAAGAATTACAAGGTAAAGTTGTAGAGGCTATTAATTTAAAGGCGATGTTAGCTAATATTAATAATCCTAATAATATTAGTAAAAATTTCTTTATTTATGAAACTGATTGGGAAGATTTAGAGATTTATGAAATACCATTGTTCGAGGAAGGTACTTTTCTCAAAAATATGTACAAAGAATGGCGCATTGAATTACCTAATTTACCAGTAGAATATATGCCATTTATTAATATAAACTTTTTAATAAGTCCTTCAGGAATGCTGGGTACTGGTTCAATTAGTTTGTTAAATTCTCAGAGAGGTTATTTATTTCAGATTGATGATATAAATGACGTAAATATAGTGCAGAATTTAGTAATAGTGGCAGGAATAAATTTTAAAGAAATTGATAATTATCTTCCAATACAAGTAAAATTATCGCTGGCAATTCATAATCCCCATCGTCCTATCTAAGGCGCGTATAATTAGGAGTTTGATGTAATATACCCACTTTCCAACCTAAAGTGGGTTTATTTTTGTATTCTTCTCCGTATTTAGTAGTACGAGTAAAAAATTTAGCAAAGGTAAGGTCATATATAGCCTCAAATACATAGTTTCCTTGCCTTCCCATGATAAAAATTTTAGTTATATGTTCTTTTGATTGTTCAAGAAGAGCTACTCGTTCAATAATATGGTTATAGTTCTCATATCCTTCTAAGCAGAAAGAAACGCGGTCAATATAATATTCAATACGTCTAATAGGCTTATTTGGCATATTTGCCCATTTACTATCTTGAGGAGGTCCTCCTAAGAAGAATTCACCATCTGCAAAAGTTATTTTATACATGATTCCTCCTTAATAAAAAGATTATTAATAAACAACCTAAATAACTTAAAATAAATAATATACTCCAAGGTATCATTTTATCTCCTTTAATAATTGTTTTTCTACAAGATTAACTACTATTTTAAGTTCTTCTAAGGTAAGATAACCATCTTTAATAGATTTATAGATAGCATTAGCTACTTCTTTTACTTTTCCGTGTTCTTGGCGGAATTTTTTTATTTTATGAGACATTTTGTTTCTTCCATTTACTCATTTCACTAATGATTTCATTAATATTAACAGGAGCAAACTTCCATTGGTCTACGCTAAGATTAACTACTATACTGCCCTCTTTTAGGCGCATAAACTTCCATTTATCGTGAACATGCCCGCAAAAATTAGTTTTCCATTTATTAGGAATATATTTTGGGTCGTGAGTAAGAAAGATTTGTTCGCCTCCGTGTTTAATAACAATATTTTGAATAATAGTTTTTGTACCATTATTACTATCGTGGTTGCCTTGAATAAAAATAATATTACCATTTAACTGTTGTTTAAAATATTCAAATGCTTTTCCATCAGGAGCTTCAGCAGATTTCTTCATGCAGAAATCTCCTAAAAAGAATACTGTATCTTCTTTATCTACACGTTCATTCCAATTTCTAATTATGGTAAGATTCATTTCAGTAACATCTTTAAACGGACGATGACAATATTCTATAATTCTACCATGACCTAGGTGGGTATCGGAGCAAAACCATACCATTTTATTTACCTTTCTTTTTTATAATTTTTATAACTCGTTTTCCAGTTTCTACTATTTCATCAACAATACCTTTAGCTAAACATTCATTAGTTGAAAGCCATAATTCGCCTCTCATCATTTTTTGGAATTCTTCGCTAGTTAATTTTGTTTTTGTTTTAAATACTGACTGTAAATCTTCTTCTAGTTTACTCAAATAAATTCCTCTATCTTGAATAGTTTGAGGATTTCCTCCAACTTCATCATACATGGGATGACCCAACCAATAAGAATGAGGAGTCATCATTCGTATACTCCCCATGACTGAAATAATTCCAGCCATAGAACATGCTTCTCCATTAATAATAGTAATTACAGGACAAGGAATATGCTGAATAGTATTCATAATTGCAATTCCATCTGCTACAGACCCTCCAACAGAATTAATTTCAAGATAAATAGGAGCTTTACAATGTTCAAGTGCCATACCAAGTAATTTAGTATTTACTTCTTTTGCGCTTTCACTATTAATTACATCATAAAGAAGAATATAACGTGCTTCATTTAATAATACTTCATACGGATTTGGATTTGGAAATTCAAAATCCTGATTATTTCTACTTTTTTTCATTATTCCTCCCTTTAAATATTTGTCATACCTACTTTGACATATACAATCTGTCCTGTTACATTTATATCTATATATCCTATTATAATTTTAGCTAAATCTTCTGGCTGAATCATCTCTTTCTGGTTAGCATTAGGATTAATATGAGTCTGTAAAGGAGTAGCTACTTTGGCAGGACAGATTACATTAATTCTAAATCCTTTTTTAGCTAATGTAGGAGCTATGGCTTCTACAAAGCAATTTAAAGCCGCTTTAGAAGCAGAATAAAGAGCAATTCCAGGTCTACCAAATGAAGCGGCAGTAGAACCTAATAGAATTATACTTCCTCCAGGTTTAAGCATTGTTTCTGCATTTTCTACAATATTAACAATACTCTTAAAATTTACATTCATTATTTTATCATAACTATTAATCAATCCTTCAGAATCGGTAGCATAACTTCCTGCAGAATAGATAATACAATCAAAATTAGTATAGTCAGAAGTAAAAGTAGAAACTGATTTAGATAAGTCTGCATCATTACTTCCTAAAGATATAACATTAGCTCCTAATTCATTTAATTGTTTTGTAAGAGCAATTCCGATTCCTCCTGTACCTCCAAAAATAAGAATATCCTTTCCTTTAACGTCAGAAGTTCTTTTAATTACTTCTTTATATTTCATTAATTGTTCTGCTATATAAAGGTCCTGGGGATAAGTTATTTTCATATTTTGATGAGAAAGTTCAATTAAACCTATATTACTATTACTAGAAATAAGATGTTGATAAATAGCAATACAATCAGTATTTTCTACATTAAAAACTTCCATTAATTTTTTAAATCTAAAAGCTTCAGGAGTTTGTATCAATGTATGACGCGTTCTATCTTCAAATTTTGGAAACATCGCATCTGTGATTTTAACACTAGTAACTGCGGCATCATTATACATTAATGCTCCAAAATATTGAGGCAAATCTTTAGCTTTAATAAATGGTCTAGCAGCATCATGGAATAATACATTGTCTGTATCATTAGGGCAAGCATCTAATCCATGTTGTATTGATTCATTACGTGTGGTTCCAGGTTTAACTATCATATGTTTAGTATTAAAATATTCTCCTACAATTATAATCTGGTCAAAATATTTAGATTCTTCAAAAGCATCTATAACATATTGAATGACAAGTTTACCATTAAGAGACATATATTGTTTTGGAATTTGGCTCCCGAATCTACTTCCGTTACCCCCTGCTAAAATTATACCTATATTTTTCATTTTATTTTCCATGCCACGGTTCAAGTTCAAATCGTGGTTTTCTTTTTGCCCAATCATTTGCCGTTCCATCTAAAGGTATTTTCCAATTGGGATAATGCTCATTTAAAAATCTTTCAGGGTCATTCATTTGGCGGAATGTTTGCCCTTTAAATTCTACAGTCTTAAAAGGTAAAATCATAGAAGAATCAATATCTCCTGATACTGTCCAGACTATATGGTAATTATTATTTGTATCCATCCAGGAAATCCACAAGTCCACTCTTAATCCTTTATTAGGAGACCATACATGAAGATGACTCATAGTTTTTATTCTATATAATAATAATTTTTTCTCTTCTAAAAAACTACAAATCTCGTTAAATTCTTTTATTACTTCTTCATTAGTATGATATTTGCTTAAATATGCTAAATCAATATCAGTATCCCAACCAATAAAATCGTTATCCCTAATTATACCTAAGAGAGTTCCATAGACAGGATATATCTCTAAACTTAAATTTCTTTTAAAATAGATTTCTATATCTTTCATCTCATTAGCAAACTGCTTTTTTTCTAATTCATTAAATTGATACAAATATTTTTTATAATTTAATTTACTTATTTCTTCTTTGGTCTGCGCTTTAAATTTCTCCAAAAAATCGTTCATTATTTCTCCTTATTTAGTTAATTCAAGTTTACGAATTAAAGGTAAGCATATAAAACTAGTAACGGCAGAAAGAATAATAAGCCATTGTAATCCTATTTTAGGATATAAAAAAGCTCCCGAAAGGGAGGAAGAAGTTGCAGATAAATTACTGATGGAACATAAAAGAGCAAAGGAAGTTGCTTCTTTTCCTGTGATTGTATTCTGTGCCATCCACGCCATAATTATTAAATGAACAAACATTCCTAAGATTGCAAATAATATTCCATAAACTACTGCAGTAATAGGAGTAAATTTAAGATAACATAAGGTAGTAGTAGCTCCCAAGAATACAGAAGCAATTAACCATTTCTTTATATTAATTTTTTTACCTATTTTAAAATAAATTAAGGCTCCTAAGATTTCAAATCCTGATACAATTGCTCCTAAAGTTCCCATCCACATTCCTGACCACTTAAATCCATCTCGTTCAATAAAGGCTAAAGGAGTACCAAAACTAGGACTATATTTATAAAGAAATAGAAATAAACACGCCCATAAGAATCTTTTATCCGTAAATAGAACTTTATATGATTTAATAGTATCTAAAATTTTGGACTTATGTTCATTATTTTGAACACATGTTCGATATTTTAATACAATCATACTAATAACTAGATATATAGGAATAAGACATAAGTATCCGAATTTATATGAAAAATGGTCGGCTATATATCCTCCACCTAAACCTACAATAATACTAGCAACTGTAATTGAAGCCCACTGTAAAGCTTGAATTCTTCCACATTCATTATGTTCTTTACCAGAAACACACATAATACCATCTACAGAAGTATCCCTCATTGCTGAAGTCCATCCACCTAAAGAAGACATTAAAATTAGCATACCCAAAGGAAGAATAGGAGACAATCCAAAATACAAGGATATTAAAATACTACCCAATAAAGAGATTAAAATCCAAGATTTTTTAGTTAAATAGTTATCGGCTAAATATCCCCATAAAGGCTTTACGAGCCATGCTAATCCTGTAATACTGCCAATGTACATTATTTTTTCAGCAGAAAAACCAAGTTTTTCTTTAAGGAAAAAGAACAAAGATAATGACGGTAAAGTTTCTAGTCCTTGGCAAGCATATATTGTTGCCGATAAAAGATATATCCAAAATAATTTATTACTTATTTTTAATGTGTTCATAGATTTTTTTAATATGATTAAAAAATCGTGTAGTAGTTAAATCATTTTTTGCATAGTTACAGTATTTACAACAAGTAATTACATTAGTTTTGATATAACCTTTCTGAGAATTTATTCTATCAATACCATTATAATAAAAAGTTCCATAATAATGGTTTTTATGTGATTGCATAACTTGACTAGGTCGTTTTCCACAATAGAAACAATTTTTGCGAGCTATATGAACGAAGTCAATAAAAGATAATTTAAAGGGTTGTAGTTTATTTTTGGCTCGTATTTTTAATAGACGATATATTGCTCTAGCAGAAGACATAAATTTTTCTTTTCTATGAGATTTTCCGCACAATTTTCTACGATAACATCCGCAAGACTTGGTTTCACCATTACGAATAGATTCTTTAACGATAATTTTTCTCTTTCCACAGTCGCATTGACATAAATAATAATAATTACTTCTTTGATATTTCCATACAATATGATGTAATTTTATAATTGTTAAATGATTAAATTTAGTTCCCTTTTTTAAAGGAATTAATTCTATTCCTTTTGGTTTACTAGGTTTAATTAAACCTAATTTCCAAGAACGAGCCATAGTAAAACTTTTAATATTTTTTAGTTTTAGAGTCATTCTCATTTTAGTTAATTAATCTCTCCTGTATTTTTACTAAGTCATCAATATGGAAGCAAGTTGAAATATTACAAGAAGAGTCCTCGTCCTTTAGTTCTAATTCTATAAATTGTTTATTCTTATATTCAACATTAATTATAGTATAATAACCAGTTTTAGTACACTTAGATTTAATCTTTTTATTGAGTAATAAAGTAACTAATTCTTCTTCGGTCAATAGAACCTCCCGCATTATGTAAGGAAGAATACATAAGCCATATTAAACTTATTATAATGGCATAAAGAAGAAATATTCTAAAAACTTCAGACCAATCTATCTTCATCTTCTCTTGTTCCTTCATAACGCATTATCATAGTAACTAAACCATTTCTAGTACATTTAAAATTTGGGCAATGATATAAAGGAGAAATTAATGACGGTTCTTTATGTTTAATTAGTTCATGGTTACATTCAATACAACGTAAAGTACCTTCTTTCATTATTTTTTTCTCCGATTAATATCTTTATACTTACGGTCTGTAATTAGAAGACCTTTTAGGTGGTCTATTTCGTGCTGGACAACAGTTCCTTCAAAACCCATAAAATAAGTTTTCTTATTATTCATTTCAACCATCACATATGCGTAACGATTAACTATTAAACCTATTCCTGGCAGACTTAGACAGCGTTCATAAGATTGAACTTGTTCTCCTTTATCTACGATTACAGGATTAATTAAGTCTTCTTTAGTTTGAAATACTCCAGGCTCGTTCTTTTTTTCTCCTATACGAATAATTGCTACTTGCTTTTTAATTCCTATTTGAGGAGCAGATAATCCATATCCTCCCACTTCTTTTAAAGTTTCTTCTAAAGCTTTAATAATTGCAGGAACTTCTGTATCTGTGGCAAGTTCGCAAGGTTGTTTTAGCTCATCAATATTAGTAATTATTTTTCTTCCTTTTAAAACTACTTTTGGTTGGATAAGTGCGGCAGGATTGGCAAACAACGATTTTACTTCTTCTCTTTCAGAACGAGTAAGATAGCCCCTTTCCATTCGTATTTTTTGTTCTGCCAAATATATATCTACTTCTAATTTAGTTTCAAAGGTCTTTTTAATCATTATTTAATCTCCTTTAGTAGCACTTGGCTTCTTAATTTTTTCAATATAATAATCAATAGGTTTTAATTCTTTTCGTTTAACTGGTTGTTTTGTATTAGGATTAACTACTTCTCCTTTGGCGCGTTCTTTTTCCAAATGTTCATACCAGACATGTATTCTTTGAACTTTTCTATTATATGTAGTTTGATTTCTTCCTTTTTGCTTACGGTTATTCATTATGGTCCTCCTGCTTGGCATTAGTTAATTCAAATATCTTCTCTTTTAAGGCAGTTATTTCATCTTTAATAGTATCGTTCTTATCTCTTACAAAACCTAAATCTTCAATAGCATTACGATAATCAGATAAACGATTTTCCATTGCTTGCCCGCGTTCTTTACCTTCTTGACTAGAGGCAATAATATCTTCTATTAATCTATCTATATCATCTTTAAGTTCTTCAGGAGTAGCATAATGCCTAATTTTCATTTTAAGAATTATATCACATGCTATTTCTATATTATCAAAAATAGTACAGATACATCTTTTTCGTTTAGCCATTATAATCTCCAATTAATAATAAAATAGTTCCTACAATCGTACCCCATATATAACTTACTGGAATATATCTAAGTATCCAACGTCTATGCCAAGAAATACTTCCTTTTTTAAATTTAGAAATACCGTAATGAGGATTTACAAGAAAAAATAAAAAATCTTCTATAATAAAATACCAACTTAATAATCCAAATATTGTAAATTCAGTTTTTAATGTCCAAGGATTAAATAAATATATTCCATGAAAAATTGTAATATACATTAATAGCATAAAAATATGATAACCTGTAATTTCTTTATTAAGTAAAAGTTTTGTAATAAATGTAGATATTCTAAATGTAGGCAAATGCCGCGCCCATCCTGCCTTCCCTTCTATCTGAGTTTCTTGGAGACTATGAAATAAAGCTAAAATAATCATCCATATAAAGATTTTAATGGTCATTTTATTATTTTTAATTGTGCTAATTCTTTTTTAGTTAATAAAGTTATATTAACGCTATAATATTTTTTCTTAAATAAAAGAAATTTTTCTTTAGAATCTTTAAACCATCTACCTTTTATTTCTATATAAGTATCAGTTTCTGGAAGATAAAAATCGGGAGTATAAGTGGTATTTCCTAAATCAAAAGTTTTAGGTTCATAAAGCCATTTAATATTATTCTTGTCCAAATATTTAGCATAAGCAACCTCCCAAGAAGAACGCATTTTTATATGTTTATATTTTATTTTTTTAATAAAAGGAGCTTTTTTACCAAATAACGCGCTATTTTTTCCTTTATTTTTCCCTAATAATGATTTACTTATATTTTCTTTTTGTTCTTTTGACATAGGATGAGAATTTGCTTTTTTTGCTGCTTTTAAACATTGTTGACTTGGTTTAATACCTTTTAATTTTTTACTTAATAATTTATGAAAACAAAGAGAACATCTAGTGGTATTATAATTAATTTCTTTTCTGCAATTAATGCAGACTGGTTTACCATTTTTGAATCCATTTTTATTACCTTTTTGAGATTTACTCATTTTTTGTTTTGCCAATTTAGTATGATGTTTACCATAAAAAATAGCATTTTTTCCTATTGCAAATTTCCTCCAACAAATAATACATAATTTAGATTTTGACCTAATATCCCTAGATTTTTTACATGATTTACATTTTCCTAGCCTACATTTAGGGGTAGTATCAATCATGGAATATCCTTATATTAAATGTTTCGCTATCTAATGACGATTTTAATCTTTTCATAAATACTATATCCGTGCCATCTTTCATTATAAATTTTTGAAGTATTTTAACTCTACTATATACTGCCTTTCTTAGATATTTTATAGTAGGGCTAGTAAGCTTTCTAGTTTTTAAATTTAGGCGAAGTTGATTAGTATAAATAAGTACAATTTTATTATTTGTAATAAATTCAATTAGTTCATAGAACTTATCTAAATGAGTAAGTCCCGCAAAAGAATCTATAATGATAAATTTATATTGATATGAAGGATAAAGATGTTTTAAAATTTGTAAAATTTCATCCAAATTACTATCAGTAATTATAGGTAAATTTTCTGGAGTTATTCCTAATTCTTGTGCAAAGTTTTCGCTAAAACAATATTCTGTATCTATATAAACAATAGGAAAGTAATTCTTCTGTAATTCATGTATAAAAGAAAGCATTAACATAGTTTTACCAGAAGATTCTTTGCCTATAATTTCAATGATAGTTCCAGGAATAAATCCTCCTTCTTCTAGATTATCAAACTGAGAATTAGTTTTATATAACTCTATTGGATTTATTTTTAAAAAGTTGTCCTCTATATTAGACAATTGTTGATTTTCCATCTTTCCTTTCTATATTAATAAAATTTGCATCAAAATCTTTATTAATATTCTGATACACGATTACCCACTGAAAATTTAAGTCTTTAACTATCTCAATCAGATTCTTGAGATTAATAAGGTCAAGCGCGCCCATCCCTTCATCTGCTACAATGATTCCTGTTAGTCCCTTTTGAAGTAAAATGGCTACTTTGAATATTGCTGAGAGAAACGTCTTCTGCCCGCTGGATAACTGACTGTAGTTCAAGACCTGTCCATTATCCATTACTTTTAAGAAGTCTTTATCTGGACTAAATTCTATACTTAGATTAACTTTAGCAAGAAGATGATTAATAATTACTTCTAAAGATTTAAGCCATTCGTTAATATATACTCCCGCAAAAGTGTCTAAAAGTTTGATAGCTTCGGCATATATAGTTACGTCTTTAGCAGTATATTTATAGTCCTTAAATTTAAAGGCTTCCTTTAATCTGGTAATGCGTTCATATAGATGAATTTTCTTTTGTCCTACTACTCGTTCTTGTTCGATAAAATATTCTATATCTTCTTTTCCTACTTCTACGAATCCTTGAAGTTCTATGATTTCTTTTTTAAGTTCTGCAATTTCTGCGTCGCCCTTCTTTTGGACAGCTTCTGCAGCTTTGATATTAAGGATTGTTCCGCAGGTAGGACATTTCTTCGTTGTAGGAGAAGGAGCAGATTGTTCATTCTTACGAATAATATATTCTTTAGAAGTAATCTTTGCTTTAAGTTCTGAGATAGTATTATTACTATCTTGATATTCGTGCGCTATTCTATTGCCTTCTTCTATATAATACTGATAGGCTTGTTCAAGAATATTCAAACGATTTTCTGAAAGATAATAACGATATGGCTTCTTGTCCACGTTAAAGCGTTCTCGGTCAAGTTTCTTACTTAGAAGACGATTGCGGACATCATTAAACATATCTTCTAAGAAACCCATCATAGTTTTCTTGAGAGCCACATTGCCATAGTCAAGGATATTGAGCCCCTTCTTAATGTCTATAACGCGGAATTCCTTAAAGAATTCTTTGGTGCAGAGATGCTCTTGCAGATATTTATCCGCTAAAGAAGGAGTATTAAATTGAAGTTTAATACCATTTTCAATAATAGTTAAGGAATTTGGAATAGTACGAGCAATACAATAATCATTACCATTTAGCGATAGTTCACAAGATAGTGAACATTCTTTTGCAGTGAACCTTAATAAATCTTTTTGAGTAAGTCCTGTTACATCTCCAAAAAGAACATATAGGAGAGCATTCACGATTGTGGACTTTCCTGCACCATTAGAGGCATCTTCAGGATTATCGTGATTAATTCCTGTAATAATATTTACTTTATCGAAAGTAATATCTACAGTCTCGAAAAGTTGGAAATTATTAAGTTGTAGGTTTTTGATTATCATTCAAATACTCCGCTATTATATCTCCATGGCAATTTTTAGGTTTACACCAACATCCTAATATTTTGCCGTTGAGCTTCTGTACCTCTCTTTTAAAAATTATATTTGTATCAATCTGTCTAGTAAAATATATTCTATACTTATCAATAACTTCTTTTCTTGTTCCGTCTTTTCCAATAGTAAAAGGATTTCCGAAAATAGAAGGTCTTCCTATATAAATATCGTATTTCTCTTTTTTACAATGAACTACCTTTGTTTGTGTCATGTCTTCGGTCTACTTCCTTTATATTAAGAATTTTTAATCCTTTTTCTCTTAAATTTCCTGTTATTAAATCCGCATCTTTATCTGTTACTCCTAAGAACTTAAATCGGTCAGGATATTTTTCTCTAATCTCATCAAATTCGGTTTGACAATTCTCTCCTGTAGTCTTTCCACGAGTTTTTGCAAGTTCAAAGACCATCAATATCATTTCTGCATCAGTTTGCCATGCTCCAAACATTACTTTCTCCTTTTCTTTGTTTTCTCTACTTCAATTACCTGACAATCACTGCAAATAATTAAATGACCCTTTCCTTTAATTATCTTACCATTTTTAATTTCTACCCATGCCTTACACATTATTACTCCTTAATATTTTTTACCACAACGTAAGCACTTTAAAAATACGCCATATTGATTCTTTGACCTTCTTATTGTATGCCCTAAAATAAGACATATTAATTTCTTTAAAAGTTCATATATCATTTCAATTCCTCCAATAAAGCTTTCTTTACTTCGGGGTCTAACTTCTGAACACTTAAAAAAGCCTCTACTGCTTGCTTAAAATCGGGGAAATCTTGCTTAACTGCTACATTTAGGTCTGCGGTAATCTCGAAGTCTTTTTTCTCCTTAAACTGCTCAAATTTAGCCCGATAGGGTGTAGAAATCTTCAAAAACGACTTAAAATGAGCAAAATCCCCTATAATTACTCTAACTTTGGTCCGAGCGGGTATAGAGTTGAGATATGTCAAAAGTTCCCCTTCAGATTCAATGCTACGAGCTGCTGGCGAGGTTTTCTTAGGGTTAGTGGCATAATATATATCTTCCATGGGAAATGGCGTGGCGAGCTTCTTTAGCCTGAAATCACGGGATACGGGACTTAGGTCAAGTATCCCAACATACTTTGCATCGTCTGGAGCCTCATCAAAGTTTATAAACCTAATACTACCAATATGATACGCATAATCTTTGGCTATTTCTTGATAACGATGTTGATGTCCCAAGAAGATTTTCTTGTAACCCTTTAAGTCAGAAAGACTTATAGTTTCTTTGAAGCCACATAATGACTCCTTGACCATAAAATGACCTAGCAATACCTTATAATCGGCTGGTGCGACCTCGGCACGCTCAAAATAGATTTGTATCGATTCTTTTAATAATCCAAAATGATTAAGTACGGAATTGTCTTGGGAGATAGATTCGTGGCTTCTTGCAACTACGATTGATGTTGGTAAGTTAGCATCTTTGATAAATTGAGCGAATAAGTCGAGGTCTTTTGGGGTAGGATGAACGGTATCAAAAATGTCTCCAAGAATATAATGGGATGTAATATTCTCGGATTTAATAATGTCGAGTAATTCAGTTAGAACTAAACTACACTCCTTATTATCGGATTCTTTGATATGGTAATCTGAACTTATCAAAATCTTCATATAGTCTCCTAACTAAAGTATAACACATCATAAGATATTTTTAACCAAATTGACAACCGTAACATACTCCTGGGTCTACATTCCCGCAATTCTCGCAAGGATTATCCTCTACTAGCTCCTTATCTTCTCTTATTCTTTCGCGAGGATTAATAGTCCAAATCTTTCTTATTCGTTTATACAGGGGGGTAATTTTCTTCTTCTTTTTCGTCATGTTTTTTCTCCTTATCTAATTTAGAGTCCAAAGAAAATAATCGATGAATTTCTTGCGCTAATTTATTAAGTTCTTTAAACCGTAAATTAAAAATTTCATCTATAATGATTTTACAAGATTCGCAAACTTCGTTATGTTTAATAGTAATAGGATATTGCTTTTCCCATTCATAAGTAGGAGGATTTTCAAAGAATTTTTCTGTAGTTAGCATATACTTATTTCCTTTTATTGGTAATCCACATAAATCGCAGTAGCAAATAAGCATTTATTCCTCCTTAGAGTCTTCTCCTGATACGATTCGGCAATATGGAATTAATAAAATATATACCAAGATGAGGTCTTTTAAATCCTTGTAATCCTCTTCTTCTATATGGATAGTAAATATAAACTGTAAGCCAATGTTCTATCATAAAAATAATAGCAAAAATACAACATATAATTAAAAACCAATCTATTCGTTCAAAAACTAACGCAGAGACCCCTAAATAAATTATACGCATAATATCGTTAATTAAAGCGTAGTTTATAAAACGTCTAGAATGTCCGTGAGCAGTTTTTACTTTTCGGATAGTATTTGCACTTACATGATATTTATATGCGTCTAACCATCCCGTATAAATCATTATAAATCCTACTATATCTAATAGAAGTTTTAAATTTATCATCTTTGTCTTTCTTTATCTTCTATTCGTTGTAATACATATTGAAAGCAATCTTTAGGATTCACAAATCTGGCTACTTCTACCCAACAAGGTTTTTCTTTGATTATATAAAATTTGCTTCCGCATATATAATCAGTTTCTATTATTATCCAAGATAAATCTAAATATTCGTCATACATTAAAGTACCTTTTTGCTGTATTAATTAAGATTTGTTCTAATTGGTCCGAGATTCCAAATCGCTTCTTATTTATTTTAATAGATTCATATATATTTCCATCAGTATGCCGTTCTGATGAAGCTTTCCAATCACAGACCATTTCTAATATATCTAATAAGTCCATATCATTAATTCCATTGACATAATGTTCTGGATGATGTAAATTCATTTTATAATGATGGTCCAGAGCTTGTTGCATTTCTTTTAAAAAATTTTTATATTCCTCACTTCCATATGTACTATTTTTTAATTTTAGAGTAAACTCATCAAAGATAACTTTTTCTGGATTCTGTAATTTAGAAGAATCGTGGCATTCGCTCCTAAATAATAACTCTCTTATTATACTATTTATAATTTCGCCAATTCTTTTGATATGTTTTAATGAATCTACGGTACTATCATAAATCATTTATTTCTCCTTTTGGGGGGCGGTTAAAGCAATATAGCACCACCCCTATCCTTACTATTCTTTCGGTGTTACAACTACATTGCGTCTTTGCTGTGCATCAGCAACAGCACGTTTCTTCTGAGCGTCAGCAAATAACCGTTCCTTTTCTTTCTCAGGAAGGGTCTGATTAGAGCGAATATTAACAAGAACTTTAAGCACTATCCTCATACACGCTACTAACTTTGCCACTTCTGAGAGCTTCTCATCCTTTAAAATAGCTTCATAATCAGAGAAGACACCTTCAGATGTAATCATCTTTATGCCCTCCTTTCATCTAGATTTTGCTGCCTACCATATTCTGCAATTAGTAATCCGTCTGCATCTTTAAATCCTTTAAAATCTATCTGAGGGAATAATCTTTGTCCTATTTGAAGAGAAGCAACTTTTAATTCTTCTCCTTTTAATCCGTTAGGTAAAAGTTTTTTTTGCCATTCTTTACTATCAATATATTTATAGGGTAGTTTTAATTTTTCTAATACAATCAATGTTGCTTCTAAGGCTCGAAGAGCAGATGCAGTAGCTTGAAATCTTCCTGGATTAACCATTGGTCTTTCTATATATACTAGAATAGGAGTTTTATTTCCTGTAGTAGGTGAAAAATAAACAAATTTGGATATAAGTTCTTCAGTATCAATTCGAGTTATCCATCTCTTTGTTTTAGTATAATTAAGTTGTTTTTTTACTGGCACTTTTTCAAAAGTATTAGTTCCTGTGGTAGTATTGATAAAACCAATACTTCCTGATACTCCATTATCAATTCCTATGATTATCATTTCTTCTTTCCTTCTATTTTCCATTTGTATGTAGGAAATGGTCTACCGTGAACATGTTCCATAACACACATTGAATTGATAGACTCTAACCATCTTTGTGCCTCTTCACCTTCAAGAGTTTGAATCTTGTCTTCAAACTCCATTATCACTTTGAGTAATTTTGTCATATTATTTCCAGAAGTATTTTCTAAATGTCTTCATTATTTTTAACTTCCGATTTTTCTATCCAACCCATAGCTTCATAAATTACTTCAACTTTACTATCTATATTTCTTTCAATCATTTTTTTCCAATCTATTGTTTTAACATGGTCTTTATGGTCTTCATCAAATGCCAGAACATTTTTATCACTTTTAATTTCAATTTGTTTAATTTCGCTAATACCTTTCTTCGTAACCTTACGTTTACTTAACTTAATTTCTTTGCCGAAAGGTTCTACATAAATATAATAAAAAAGGTCTCCTGAATTCTTCTTAAAATCAATCATATCTTGTGTATATTTTAATGCCCTCACAAAAATAGGTACATTTTTATATTCTTTATTTGGCTGGATTTTACAAGGAAAAGCAATATCTTCTATAGGAACTGTCTTAATCTTTTCTTTCGCTAAAGTGATAAATTTATCAATTTGCGGTTTCTCTTCTTTATTAAGAATGCGTTCTATTAGTTCGGTCTGAAATTCTTGCATGAATTTAGAACTATCTTTACGTTTAGCTTCTATTCCTTTAATCTCTTTTTTGGTTCCTGTCTTTGTAATAAGATACCCGCAATATCGGCACATTGCTACAATTAAAAGTCTATCAAAATATCCTTCACAATCAAATTCAATTTTTATATCATTTTTCTGATACTTTTCTTTTGCCCATTGTTTTACGAGTGCATTAAGTTGAATAGTGGGGTCGTCTTTAGCTATGATAAATAAAGAATCAGTATCAATATAGATAATTTTAAGTCCGCTCTTGTCTTCTACATAATGAAGAAGGTCTCTAATTAAAAAGGTAATAGAAGAAGCTACTCGCATATCAAAAAGACGAAAAACTTTTAAACCAGTAACTCCGAAGAGAGAATTTACTACAGCTTTAATTGCGTCGTATTTAATTTGAAGGTCTTTAGCTTCCTGGCTTTCGGGGTCCAGTCCTTTTAATTCCTTTTTCATGGCAGCCTTCGTAATAAGCATCTTCTTGGCTACAGAAGGCATAATAGCATCTGGATTCTGATTAAATCCTATATTATTAACTATAGTAGTAGGATATAAAGAATTAAGATTCGTTTCGCTTGCAATATTAGAAGTATCTAAACAAAAATCAATAATACTCATCGGGTATGCGCTTCCTAAATCAACCTTCCAAACTGTATCATAACGACCCGTATCTGCACGTCTATAAGCTCCTTCAAAAGTTTCTTCTTTATCATCTGTATATGGAGTATCTTCTTTTAAAGGTTTACGAGGTAAAATTATTTTTCTTAATTTTGCTTCTGATAAAATTAACTGGTCAACAACTCGTGAATTCCAAATTAAATCTTCCCAAAGACATTTACTCATTCTACGAACTTCGTCATAATAGGATATAAGTTTATATTTATCCTCTAACCGTTGCATTCTTTCTACATCATTACGATTCTTCTTAGGAATCTCCCAAGACAATTTACTAAAATCTACTTTATCCCAAGTTTCTTCTCCTAATTTCTTTTGTGCGATATAATCGAGAGCATAAGATGCTTCTCGTGGATAGACTTTCTTAAAAAGACTAAGATAATCTAATATGCTAATACCTGCAGGATAGAAAATATCGTCTTTACTATTTCCAGGTCTTGCTTTAGTTAGTGAACTAATTCTTTGAGCAAAATTATATCCTTCCGTTGTATCAAAAATTCTAGCATATCTAGCAAATAAATAATTGTAGTCAAAATCTACGTTCCATGATAACCATAGGTCGGGTTTTTCTTCCTGCATATACTCTATAAACGATTCTATTACCCATTGTTCCTGTATTTCGAGAGTTTGTTCTTCGTAATCTTCTACATACCAAGTTTGCACAGATTTGGATAAAGAATTATAAACACTAATACATGATATAGGCTGATTTGGATGTTGATAATTAGGTAAGTCTTTAGTCTGAATCTCAATATCAATAAATAAATATTTAATTGGCACTTTCTCGATTGTGGGAACACGGTCTATGAGATAGCGTTTCGTAAAGAGCACATCTGATTCTGGACTATCGTCTTTCCTATACTTAAGAATGTCAGAAGGACTACGGCAGATTACTTGCGTGGCTTTCTTGCCATCAAAAGTAATAAATTTTCCTTGAAGGTCAAGATTATAATAATAAGGAAGGAAGTTATGTATCGGAACAACGGTTTGTATTCCTTCGTCATTTCGACAAAATAAGTATATTTGCTTTCCTTCATTGTGAATATTTAAAATTTGCATTTATTCTCCCAACATAGATGTAGCAATATTATAGAGTTGATTATTTGCTATTGCTCTTAATTTCTTTTTGATACTTCTCGAAAACATTTCTGCTTCTGTTTTGGATAACTTTTTATTATTGAATCTTCTATGAATGATTTCAATTTGACGATTACTAAAAAAAGTTCTTAAAGCATAATCAAAAGATTCTATAGTTCTTTTCTGAGTTAAATCTAACATTGATTTAATGATAGATTTTTTCATTATGCTTGTAGCCAGGTTATAACTTCATTTTGTCCTAATCCGTATTTTTGGATAAGATAATTAAAATCTTTTTCTTTATAAAATGGACTGCGATTATTTATTACACAATCTTGATTTTCGGTTTGCATCGCTGCCATTTCAATCATTGCACATGCTATCTGAGAATTTAAAAAGGCTACTTTATCCATATTATCCTCCGTTTCACTTTTAACGTTATTTAGTGCTAAAACTTAATCGTCTTCGCTATCCTTTTCAAATTGAATCCACTCTCCAAATATTTCTTTAATCTGCTTTTCTGTAGGTTCTGTAAATGCAGTCTCATAAAAAAATGGAATTCTTATTTCCGTTCCCTCCGGCGCAGTTCCACTTACTTTAGTTTTCTCAAGTCGAACTACTAAAGAAAAACCTATTAGGATTTCTTTAGTTTTCTTTTTACCTTTAATATCAACTACGAATTTATATCTCGGAGCATCTGCTTTTTGTCCTCTCATAACTCGCATTGTTAATGCTGACCAATGTGCTAAAGCATGACCTCCTGATAAAGTTTCAAGTTTTATAAAACTGCCTAAATCAGTTCGAGCTTGTCCTACTAATAAGAGTCCTACATTTCCTTTATATATGCCTCCCGCGCTCATTCTAAAGAATTGGGAAAGTTTACGCGCAAGCAATGCCATCGTATCGTCTTCTGTGGACTTTTCTTTGCCTGTCTTAGTTTCTTGTTCTCCTTTTGGAGATAGTGATTGTATACTATCTAAAACTGCAAAATCAATTGCTTTCTCTTTCGATAACTTTATTAAAGTATCAAAAGCTTCTTCTGCATTATTAAAATGCCCTATCAATAATCTATTAGTATCTACTCCGCATTTTTCTGCCCAAAGGGCATCAAAACTATTCTCTAAATCGAGATATATACATTGCTTTCCTTGTTTCTGAGCTTGTCCAATAAGATAATAAACTATCGTAGTCTTCCCGCACGATTTATTGCCCCACAATACAGAAAAAGAACCCATTTGAATTCCTCCACCAGTCATTTTTGTAATTTCTGGCACAGGAAAAGCAATTTTTTCTCTTGCAGGTTCGTCTTTGGCAAAATGAATGATAGAATGACCAAAATTTTTAGTTAGTTCCGAAACTGCTTTCTTTAAACTAATTTGCTGTTCTGAATTTATAGGAGTCTCGGCTTCTTTACGATTTTGCTCAGGATTAGAAGTTAAGTCTTGAGATTCCATAGAATTTTTTACTAATTTATGTACTATCGGAGGAGTTTCAATAAGTTCTTTTATTACTTCTTTTGGTAGTTTAGATATTTTTCTTTTGTTCTTACTTCCTTTAGGTCTGCCGCGTCCCATTTATAACTCTCTTTCTTTATTAATTATCACGAATCCATGAATACAAACTGCATAGATAATATTTCCTTTATCATCATAAAGAATATAAGAATAAAAAGTTCCAGAAGTATTTTCTTCTTCTTTACCGCAAGGACAATACACTTTTAAACTCCATTCTGATAAACTACTTCCCATTCATAAGGATGAGAAGCACAATATTCGTCGATTATTTTAGTCGTTAATTCGCTTCTATATTTTACTCCAAAATTACAAATATTTTGATACCAATCACCAATGCGAGTAACACAAATCTCTTCTTCTTTCGTCATTCCTCCCAATATATCTACAAAGAATTTTAATCCTGTTAGCCATGTAAATGTCTTACCAATTAATTGAGGAATATCATAAATCTTTCCTAAATCTTCTAGAGCGCGAGAAAGTAATAAATTTTCTAAATATGAATCTACTGTTGTATTCCTATAAATAATTATTCTTCTACTTAAAATTTTATCAAGGTCTCCATCTTGAACTTTCCATTGTTGTTCCATAATTCTATTTTTGATTAATACCATTCCAGCATGATAGAATCTAACTGGTTCAAGTGTATGATTAAAATATCGCCAAATTTGATGCCAAATAGTAGGACTTTGTTGTAGAAATTTAACAATCTTCGCTCCAGTCCTATCTGAATCGCAAAGAAATATATCTCCGCAGTGTGCGTTATAGTTCATTTTATCTGTTCCTCTATTAAATTAATAATTATATTAATTAATCCTTTGGTTGTTAAATTATAATTATCTTTTGCTAATTGTTTCTGTATTTTGACTATTTCTTTTACTATTTTTTCTTCATTAATCTTCTCCATGGGGCTCCTTATTTTTGTCTTTAAAAAATTCTTTCATAAATTGTGGCATAGAACCTGGAACACTGTCTTCTGCACACCAATTACAAATTCCGTCTTTTAATGCTTTCCATTTATTACAAACTAAACAAGTTCCGAAGAAATATTCATTATCCATTATTTTTCCTTAATTAAATTAAAAAAATCTTCAACATCTAATACCGCCCACCGTTTTTTATTTTTATTTTCTAATATATATAAAGGAATTCTTATACTTCCTAAAGGAAGTTCCGCTTCTAATTTATTCCAAACATCTTCTTTTATAGTAATATCTCTAGTTGTACGTTGTTTACATTCTATCAAAAATCGTGAACAAAGAATATCTCCTAATTGAGTAGAAGCTCCAGATGCCTTTGTCGGATGAATAGATTCGTCTTTTAAGACTTCTCGTAGGCGCGCTGCAACATAATTTTCTAGTTTTTGTCCTTGCTTACGACTATCCATAACCACAATCCGCCTCTCCATGTTCAGTTCTGATTGACCATTTGCATTTTTCGCCCTGATTTACACGTGCTCCTTTAGTAATATAACATTGTGTAAAGGGGCAAACTAAAAAAATATCTATTTTACTAATTTCCCACGGATGCCGTCCGCCTCCTAAATAATCGTTATTGAGCCAATAGCCTACGGTATGAATCGCTTCTGCGAGTCTATGATTAACTGTCCCATTTTCATAAGACACGCCTATGACTATAGCTTCATGTCCAGTTAAATCATCATGGACAACATCTCCGACCTTAAATTCAAATAAATTATTGTAGTCCATTATCTACTCCATACTTGAATTAAATAAGGAATACATACAATATTTAATATCATAAGAACTGTAAATCCCCATCGAACTATTTTCTGCATAATAGGATAAGCTTTTTTCTTCCCATATATTTTCTCTAGTCCAAATAACCATAAATAACTTCCATCAAGCGCAGGAAAAGGTATCATATTACCAATTCCTAGAAGTATTCCAAGATAACCATAAAGATATATATAATAATTATGAAAATAGTTTCCTAAAAGAATTCCTAAAATTCCTGTTAAAATATTAGCCGCACATCCTGCACTTGCCAAAATTACTTTTTGTCCGTATTTTAAATTAGAGAATGTATTCTTTTCTTGCGTATATTCGAGTTCTCCCTTTAACTTACAGTAACCTCCAAGAAGCCAAGGAGTAATTCTATAAGTTGTCTTGCCTATTTTTTTACTAAATAATACTGGCTTACCAAATCCTATACTTACTATTTCTACATCGCAACCAACTAATCGTGCCGCTAGAAAATGAGATAATTCGTGTATAATAATTAAAATGAATAAGCAAACTAAGAATGGTATTAGCATTTAGATTTGCTCCTTTAGTTGGAGAATCTTTTGGTCAAAAAGATATGAGCAATTTATAATATAGGACTTATATTTCCCTTTAGGCTCTTTAATCTTATCACAAATCCACTGCCCTTCTCTACCATCGTCTGTTAAATAAACATAACGCGCTGCAAATGCAGGAAATTGTTGAATTAAATTAGGAGCAAACCAGGAACTATCGTCTTTTAACTGCGAAAAGATAGCTAATAATCCTCCTTTACGTTGCATTTCTTGATTCAAATGACCCAATACTACATCGGTAGTAGATTTATCTTCAATAAGTAGCCAATCAATAATTGTAAAAGCATTTGGTTCTATTTCAATGGATAAAGGATTGGTATGAAATTTAAAGAAAAAGTCTCCTTCTTTTAATCCTAATGTATTCATAATTTTTACAAATCTACTTCCAGATTCGTTATAAATATAATAAGGTTTAACTCCTTGTTCTTTCATATATTTAAGCATATTAATTGCTATAGTAGTTTTCCCTACATTAGTACGTCCTCCGAGCAACATAATATCTCCTTCTTCAAAATAAGCAATATGGTCAAAATACGGTATTTTATGAGGATAAGTTGCTCCCATTATAGGAAATGTATCTGACCATTCAATACGTTCACGGTATTTATAACGACCTCTTCCTAAACGAATAATTTTATTTTCTAATGCTAATTTAGAGAGATATTTATCTACAATACCTCTTTTTAAACTAAGACTATCCATAATATCTTTAGCAGTAACGTCGTTCTGCATAACCTTAAAATATTTAGCAATCTCTTGTTCAATTGCTTCGTCTTCGCCTTTATGATAACCGTCCAAACTAGAGAGCATTGATTCTATAGCTTTAGAATCCATGGGGTCTTGCAAAAGATATTTATTTAAGAGAGATAAAGTATATCTTACTTGATTAACATTTAATTCTTTCCTTAACATACCTCCAAGTTGCACAAATGTATCATTACAACAACCATCTAGATTATTATTCTTTAATCTCATAGGAGGTAGTTCTAATTTAGGAGCCTCTTCTATTTTAGGAGTTTGCTTTTGTATATGTAATAACTTCTCTTTAATCGCTTCAGGAATTGCAACGATTGGCAAATCAATCGCTTCAAATTGATATGTTTTACTATCTACAATAGAAGGTTGAATTACTACTTGTCCACCATCGTTTCTTACATCAATATGAGTTCCTGCTAAATTTACTGCCTGTTTAATATCTTTATCATATTTAAAAATAAAATGGAAACCTCCAGAAGGAGTAATCTGTACTAATGTCTTCGATGCCCATAATAATTCTATAATTTCTTGTCGCCAAGTAATCATAGTATCATCGATAGTACCTTTATTATCTACATCTATGACTGTAATATCACTAACTTCTCCTGTGCGTGCTCCTATATTAAGTCCATTATTAAGCCATTTAATCCAATCAGTTTTTTCGTAATGTGCAATATTTGTCCAATCTCTTTCAATCGGATTTTTCGACCCC